TATTAAAATCATTATGGAATATGTGAAAACCGGTGTGGATCCATACTTTACTTTGCAAGCGGTTCTCGATGATAGAACATCCGGACGCGGCACGGAGCGCGTGACTCTTTATGACGTCAACTTCGATAGTGCGAAAGTTGCTGGACTTGATGTTGAAGCGGCTGCACTTGAAGAGGAAGTTCCTTTCACGTTCGAAGATATTGATTTGCCAGAAGAATTACATTCTACGTTTGATTAATAAAGGGCGACACTTCGTCGCTCTTTTCCCTATTTCAATCAATTTATTAAGGAGAGATATTAATGGCTGAAAACCAAGAACAATCATTAGATTTATCATTTTTTATGCCTGGTAAGGCGGAAGTTGTTGAAGAAGTAAAAGCACCTATTTCTAAACGCTTCAAGGATAAAGATGGCAACATCATTCCATTCATCTTTAAACCAATTTCCACAGAACGAGTAGACGAAATCGAAAAAATGAGCATGAGAAACGTTGTCCGTAAAAACCGAGTAGTAGGAAAAGAAGTGGATCAGGCTCGTTTCATGGCTCGAATCGCCGTAGAAACAACAGTATATCCAAATTTCAAAGCAGAAAAGTTGCGTAAAGCATACAAGACGGAAGATCCGGTAGAAGTAGCTAAGAAAGTGCTGCATGTTGCTGGTGAGTACGCGGAATGGATTGCAAAGGCTTCTGAGGTGAACGGATTCGACGATTCCATTGATGACTTGGAGGAAGTTGCAAAAAACTAATAAAAGATGGGGACAAAGAAGCGGTATATTTACATTACGCTATCCATGAATTGAAGTACTCCCCATCTGAATTAATCGAATTGTACGAAGCTCCAAGACCGTTTAAGTCATTTATATACGGTTCCATTGGCTTGCAACTGGAAGAGCGAGCGAAGGAGATTGAAAAAATGGAAAATAAGTGAAGGGAGGTTAAATAATGGCCAAGCTAACTGCTCGATTCGATATGGAAGATAGGATAACTAAGAAAATGCGTGCATTACAAGGCGAACTGGAAGCTGTCGAAAGGTCCAGAAAACACCTTGAAAAACCTATGGTTCTCAAGGCGAAAGATGAAGCAACTAAGAAATTGAGAGCTGTCGGAAACTTTGTGAAGCGTGACATAGCCAAAAAACACAATTTAGTTATTGCTCTCAGTGACCAAGTGACTAAACCACTATATAAAATATCGGATTTCATGAAAAGGCGAATGCCCAGAACGCATAGCATGATTATTTCCGTCAATGACAAGGCTTCTCGATCTATGAAAAACATCAATGATTACCTAAAAAGACGGATACCGAGAACTTACGAAATTGTGGTGCGAGCAAGAGACAGGGCAAGGACTGTTCTTCAAACAATAAGGGGTTACATGGTCGGAAATATCCTCGGTACGCATATGTTTACTATCTTAGCCAGAGACCGAGCAATGCCCACAATGCACAAGATAGCTAACTATGGAAGGCGAATGCTTTCTAAAGGATATAATTTCTCTGTACGTGCTATCGACATTGCAACTAAGACAGTTGGCCGAATTGCCTCTTTCACAAAAACAGCAATACCCAGGTATAGGGATTTCACTATCCGGGCTATTGACAAGGTCACGAGCGTAGTCGGAACAGTCAAGCGAGCCCTATTCTCTATTCCTACCATGATAACTGTCGGCTTAGCCGTCGTTGGCGTTGGCAGTTTGGGTCAATCCACTATCGGATCTGCAATGAATTTTGAAGGTTACGAAACAGCAATGACCCACTGGTTAGACGGAAATCAGAAACAAGCTGACGAATTAATTAAGTGGATGGGTCAATTTGCTGACTCGACACCGTTTAGTTCAGCTGACTTGTTCCCTGCTTTATCCCGAGGAATCGGGATTGCTGGTGGTGACATCAAGCAAGCACAGCAATTACTTGAAATCTCTTCTAACATGGCCGCATTAACGCCGGGAGCAACAGTTTCAGATGCCATGGAAGCACTTGCTGACGCTCAAATGGGCGAATTCGAACGGATGAAGTCGTTCAATATGAAAATAACCCAAGATGATTATGAAGCGGCCGGTTGGACGGGTATTATCAAAGAAATCGACAGCACGTTCAAAGATGGTGCTAAGAAGTTTTCTCAAACGGCGTCCGGGCAAATCGCAACATTGAAAGGTTACGCTTCAACAATCTTTCGTGAAGCCGGTGTTGGTATTTTAGAATCCATGAAACCTCGGTTGGATTCCGTCACAACATGGATTGATAATAACCAAGATAAATGGGGAGAATGGAAAGCCACTGTTCAACAAGCTGGCGAGGAAGGTGCCGAGTGGGTGTTTTCGAAACTCGAAGGTGCTTTCTCTTATATCCGTGACAATTACCTCGAAAATGATGAATTTAAAAATCTCGATTTTGAAGGCAAGATTAAATTCATTATGGATGACCTTGGTCAATGGTGGGATAACACAGGCCGTCCGTGGTTGGTCGATGTAAGCAAGGACGTAGGCGAAGCGATATTTAAGGGTGTTACTTGGGGAATAAAAGAAGGAATAAAAAGCATTGGTACCATGTGGGTTGATGCTTTTAAAGATCCAAGTGTCGAAAGTTTCGCCGGAGCTGGAATCGCTACTGCTCTCGCTGGATCGTTGGCCACAATAGTACTCGCTCCTTTAATCAAAGGAATCAGAGGTATCTATAAAGCAGGAAAATGGTTCTGGGATAGGGGTAGGGACGTTACTAATTTCTTTGGAAAAGGCAAAGGAAAAGGTCCAAAAACACCAACCCCACCTGTTGCAGGAGGGTCTGGCAGAACGGCAACTACACCAGGACAACCGAGAGGCGGATTCTTCGCTAATTTATTTGGCAAAAAAGGAAAAGCGCCAGTTTACACAAATCCTTGGTTCGATAAAGGAACTAAAGCGACACTCAATACACCAAATGCCTTTAAAAACGTAAGTAAACTGTCTAAATTCGGCAAAGGTTTAGGTGCAGTTGCTAAAAGAGTTCCAGTATTGAGTACTCTTTTAGGAGTAGGAACCATTATGGCAGCGCCCAGCGATCAAAAAGGACGAGCCGTTGGAAATGTAGGCGGTGGACTTGGCGGTGCTGCTCTTGGTGCAGCAATCGGTTCTGTCATACCAGGTGTCGGAACAGCCATTGGTGGAATTCTTGGAGGTATCGCCGGATCCATTGGTGGAGGTAAACTCGGTTCTTTAGTTGACGATAACTGGGAAACGATTAAGTCTAAAGCGAGCGAAGCGGCCACGGCTGTTGGAAACGCCTTTAGCACTGCTAGAGAGAAAATATCTAGTACCATATTTAGCGGTGAGTGGTGGGGCGAGAAATGGGATGGAGTCAAGAATTGGACATCCGAAAAGTGGGCAACCGCCACAGAAACATGGAATACAATTCAGGAATCCATATCCAGCACCATATTTAGTGGCGACTGGTGGTCTGAGAAGTGGGAAGGCATCAAAGAATTAACCACTTCCACTATTTTTAGTGCCGGTTGGTGGGCTGAACAAGCTGGATTCGTTTACGGCTACCTTGAATCAACTATTTTCAGCGGAGAATGGTGGTCAGAAAAATGGGAAGCCGTTAAAGAAATCACTGCAGGTACCGTATTTGACCCTAATTGGTGGGGTGAGAAGTGGGAAGGTGTAAAAACCTGGACACAAGAGAAATGGGACTCTGCGGTTGAAATATGGGAATCTATTAAGACGAAATTCAGTGAAACTGTCTTTAATGCTGACTGGTGGGGCGGACATTGGGAAAGCGTTAAGGGGTGGACGCAAGAAAAATGGGACTCTGCCGTAACTGTTTGGAATTCTATAACAGACAAAGTAAACGAGACAGTATTCAATGGCGACTGGTGGCGTGGTAAGTGGGATTCTGCAGTTAATTGGGCCCAGGAGAAGTGGGACTCCGCACAAAAAGTGTGGGATTCCATCACAACAAAACTGGATGAAACAGTCTTTAGCGGTGACTGGTGGAAAGGTAAATGGGATGACACTGTTAGCTGGGCTCAAGAAAAATGGGATTCAGCACAGGAGGTATGGGACAGCGTTAGAACCAAGCTAGGAAATACATTGTTCGACGGCGAATGGTGGAAAGGCAAATGGGATGATGTTAAAGGTTGGGCTCAGGAAAAATTAAGCGGCGTAGGTACCTGGGTGTCTGGTTTAGTTGAAGATGTAAAGGAGCGCTTCTCAAGCGGTCGTGAATCTGGACAAGAAGCGGCTTCAAGGTACGCTCGAGGCGGTTTAATTACAAGACCACACTTAGGACTCGTCGGTGAAGCTGGACCTGAAATGATTATTCCTCTATCTTCCACAAGACGTAGCAGAGCATTGGAGTTATACGCCCGAACTGGACAAATGTTAGGTGTTCAACCATACGCAAATGGAGGTTTAGTTGGCGGATCCGTCAAAAC